AATAATTCCATTACTTATCTTTCTTATTCTTTTTCTCTATTCTTTCTATTTTCTTTTCTAATTTCTTTGCGTAATCATCTAACTTCTTATTCTCTTTTCTTATCTCGTTAGCGATAGCAGTTTGTTCAGTTAAGCTATATTTTAAAGATTTCTCTTGTTCTTCACCTTTTGCTAGTTCTTTTTCTTTCTTCTCAATTACTTTAAGTTTCTCAACATACATATCATAATCAGGTCTTAACTTATCGTATTTCTTCCATTGTGTCTTCGCTTCTGCACCAATCTTACCTTCAAATGGACAAGGTGTACCAGATTGTTCCATTGCAAAGAACACTCTTGGATCCTGGCATAAAATTGACACAGCGGCCACCTTCATACCTAAATCGTTTAATACTTTACTTAATTTAATTCTTTCACAATTCTCGTCTTTAATATGAGCACCTAGAGACAAACCTATACCTGGGTATTGTAAACCACCAGAGTATCCCATAACGCAAACATCTTGCGACATTGCACTCATTGATGGTGCTGACGCTGTGTTTTGTTGGTCTCTTATATTTGAATTGTTGTTTGTGGTAGAATTAGTCGTACTTGTGGTGCTACTACTAGACCCACTTTCATAAGTCGTAGTTGATTCCTGGGAGTATCCTCCGCTAATTGTAGTATTAGAGCCAGAAGTGTTTGTCTGGGAATTAGTGGTCGCTCCGCTGTTTGTAGTGTCAGCCCAAACTGGACCTAGTGAGAGTCCAATCATAATGAAACATAACAAAATAGATTTATATAATCTATCCATAGTTAGGTTCCTGTTTTTTATATGCTATTATTTAGTTGGAGTAGTCTCTTCAGCTTCGTAATAATTCTGATATTCTGAAACTATATCGTCAAGTTTTTTCATATGTGCTCTTATCTGAGCAAAGTTTTTTGCAATCAACTGAAAATCTTTGTCAGTTAATCCAAAGAGGACTGGGTCTATACCTTGTTCCTCTAGTTTTGCCATAACTTCTTCTGCGTTATCAGAAGTTATGATAACCCATTTAAGTTTTTCTAATTGTGGTGGCGTAGGTGTTTTTAAGTTTAGAGGTTGTCTCTCAACTTCTGTCGTAAAAATATCTAGTTTCTTAACAGACGAACAGCCTGATAATAATACTGCGACAAATAGTATACTAATTATTGTACGGTACATAACTTGGATTTGCTATACTCGGACACTCTCTATTGATTTCCGATTTCTTTGTAGCAGCCTTCTCTTTGTCGGTAAGTTCAGCACCCATTGCAATTTCTAAACAACGCAACGCATTATCACTACCTTTGTTAATTATTCTTTCTATGACTTTAGGTTTCTCTTTTGCGACTTTACCGAAGTCTCTACCGCCTTTGTTAAACCTTTTGTCTAAATCATTAATGTCTTTCTTCAAAGCATTAACTAACTTGTTCATCTTTTCGTTGGCCGCAAGTATCTTACCAAAGTCTTCAGCTTGTTGTGCTATGACTTTCTTTTGACTTTCTACACTTGCTTCTAGTTTGATTTGGTTTTCTTTTAGAATTGCATTATCTCTTTGCAACTTCATAACATATATACCTGCACCAGCGATAGCTGCCACAAGCACACCAACCATAACCATTTTTACGCCACCAAATATCATTTAATTTCTCTTACTTCTTTTTCCAAAAGTATAGTTTGTTAAGTAGTTTAACTAAATCTTCGCACTTCTCGTTAACATACCAACCAACAACTACACCAATTATAAAACCGATTGTAATAAACATTATTTTTTACCTCTTAATTTTACTTGTTCTACTTTTATTTTTGCTATCTCGTCTTCTAATTTATTTATTCGTTTTGATAACATAGGAAACTTTTTAATTAACTTTTCCTCTTTTGTCAAAACATCTAAATCATATCTTTTCGCTGCCCAATTATAACATCTGTCAACTTTCTTATAAAACCATACGCCCATTTTAGTTTTCTTAAACCAAGCGTTAGTTGATTGACCTATAATTGCACCTGCGATTGCTTTTACTAAAAAGAAATACATATTACTTCGTAGGTTTCGCTCCTCTAGGTGCTGATGAGTTTATAGCGAAACGACCAAACAATCTTACACTATAATAAGCGGACTTAATTTTCCACTTAGGAACAGAAGGTTCAGCGTATTGCATACCTTGTAAGAATATCTTATCCGCTATACTTCTATATATCTCTCTGGCTTTTTTCGTAGGTATAACACCATCTTTAAATGCACCATTTATTTTTTCGTATAATATATCGTGTACTACTGCACCTCTAGCGATATCAAACGGAGCAATAAATGCCCACGCCGCTCTCGGTACACTTGCAAGGTCAGTAATGTATCCTTTAGGTACGGTTACTTCACCTGTGTCTTTTACTGAAACACCACACTCAATTAATTTTGCTTTTTCGTCATCCGATAAGTCTGCTAAAAATGTTAACTTGTTGTTTAACACCCAATTCCTCGGTGGCAAGAATATAGCGTCTAGCAGTCCATTAAATCTACTCATATATTTTTATTTACCTTTTTTGTTTTTGTCAATAAAGTTCTGGTAGACTTTACTTGCTTGACCTAAATCCTTTTTCTTTTCAGGATCCTTCGCTCTTTGACTTGCTACTTTTGCTCTTTGTCCCATTGCAATTGCAGCCTGTATCTTATGAGCGTGTGTCTTGCCAGAATTTTTAATTTTGTTTACAGATTGAGTTGCTTTTTGTTTATCTGTAAAACCTAAACCGTGAATTGTACCTTTAGGATTTTCATCTGTATACAAATCACTATGTTTATCTGACCCAGCTTTCTGACCTTTCTTTCTAGGTATTCTAGCGTCTGCTTCTCTCGCTACTACTTTTAGATTGTGGTCTTTCTTACTTTGGTCAATGCCGTGTCTAGCATCCTTTTGCGACATTAGTCCTACACTTCGCATAGTTCTATGTCTTCCTTTAGGTGGTGTATCTCCTAGACTGGCGATTGGGTGCATTGCACCATAACTGCCACCACCTAAACCAATACTGCCTAATGGTCCAACACCACCAGCACCGTATTCTTTTAATTTTGCTTTTTCTAAAATCGTTTTCTTTCTAGGTTCTTCAACAAACTCAATTTCTGTTTTACCATAAGTTTTATTATCAACAATAACATCTAGTCTATCTAACTGGTCTAGTATAGACTTCATCATTGTAGAGTTTGTTTCTTTATTTTCTTTGACGGTTGTACTAAACTTTTTCATTATAAGTTGTCGTAAAGCTTTCTCAGCTTCATTTTCGTCTTTGTACTTTTTATGTGATTTAGATAATGGGTGCATTCCGTTAGGGTTCATATCTACACCGCCGTGTGCGACAGCATTTGCTGGGGCGTCTTCTTTGACTACCTTCCAACCCATTTGTAAATAAGTTCTTAATTCAGCATCCCAAACAAGTCTTTCTTTTCCGTTCTTTGAAATCTTAACTTTCTTTTCAGTTATGTTTTCTTCAGGTACGCAATTAGGCACTTGTTTATTGCCTTTCTTTTTCATACCTACTTGTTTGTAACCTGTCCAGCAGGCTTCCCATACATCTTTAAATGTTTTAATATCTCGCATTTAAATAATCTCCAGGTATTAATACCTCTCTATTATCTGTCTCTAAAGTATATATGTCCATACCGAACGCTGTATTTGTTGGTTTTACTTCGTTCTCTACATCAAAAGGTGTGCCTGCAGGTAAAAACTCTTCACCATCAAATACACTTTCTTTTAATTGATACAGACCAGGTACTAAAGTTCTATTCTCAAAATACTCTTCGTTTAGTTCCTGTGTATACTTAAACTCGTCAACAGATTTTAAATACTTAACACAGGTACTCTCTAAATTGTTACCGTGTTCAGTATAGTAATCTTTATCTTCTTTTACTAATAGAGTTAAAGCAGTTGCAAAACTACCTATACGACCACCTAATCCTACTTTACTTAATATTCTTTTCAGATTGAATACAAATCTATGTAGCATTGTGTAGGCGTTCTTTTCTTTTGTAGTTTTCAAAGATAAAAATTTCTTTAATACTTTACCTTTCTCATCAATAATACCTAATTTAAAAGCAGGTTGCTTGTTAAAAGGTGTTACCAACATCTTCACTACTCTATACGCTATCAATAAATCAATTGCTCTTGTTGCCATTATAGTTTCTCTAACTCTCTTTTTATTAACTCGTCTTCCGTTAAAGCGATTAACTCTTTCGGATACAAGTAATCCAAATATGTAAAAACAGACTTTAATATCGGCCAGTATTTTGTGTCATTTTTATATAACAACAATGTAATACAAGCGTCTATACCAAATACATTTTGCAACACTACAATATGATTTACAACAAGTCTAATCTTTATAGAACCAGTTGTTTCATATTTTCTGAATAACCTTTTGAGATATTTAAATCTCTTTATATCATCCCAAAATTCTTTTTCAGTTTCAAATGTCGGATTGTCGTAATGCTTTTGTGCATACAACAACCAATTATCTTTGGTTATCTGTTTGAACATCTAATTTACACTAATTTAGCGTAAACCTTTGATGAACCGTTAGACAATGTTTCAAACTTAACCTCTAATTTCAAGTTATCAATTCCAGGACCATTATCTACTACCACATCTTCAGGTTTAGTTTCAGTTGTTTTACCATATGTACCACCGAATTGTTTTACTTCAGCAGTAACCGTACCAGCGTCACCTTCTAATTTAACAGGACTAATATCTAATCCTATTCTCATTAGATTTTCTCTTAATTTGTCAACTGCGTATTGTGGTTTAATGTATTCCATATCGGCTACACTACCTACAAAAGCATTAACTCTTTTAAGAACGCTTGGGTCTTTCAAATTTGCTGTTCCTAATGAACCATCTTCAACTGCATTACTTGTAGAAGTACCAGTTGTAGCGGCACCATATTTGATAGCATTTGATTTCACATTGCCTTCTTTTAAATGTTCTTTAAAAGTTTTCATTTTTTTCTCCTACTTATATTTGTCCGACTTTACTTTAGAACCATCTGCTCTAGGTATCATACCTTTTGCTTTTAGATGAGCCTTATCTGTAAAGCCTGCCTTACCTGCTTTGTATCGCTTCATAGCGTCAGCAGTATTAGGCGCTTTCTCATTTACTAAATCTTCTTCAAAGTCTTTCAACTCTTCGTCTTCGTTAAACTTTGTGAACGACTTAACCATCTTTTTTATCTTCTTTTTTAAGTTGTTGTTCAGCGCTTCTCAATGTCAAATCGCTTTCTTCTTTTCTCATCAACTTTTCAAGTATCTGTACTGCACCGTGAACGGCGTTTAAACTTGCTCTGGACTTTGCTAAGTCTTCTTCAAGTCTTTGTACGGATTCTTGTAGTTTTGTTCTTTCGCCAAGAAGTTGATTATATTCTTTCTCAACGACACCTATACTTAAACTCATTATGTTCTCCTATTATATAAATTACGCAACTACAAAACCGTGTCCGCCTATTACATTCCATTTAGAATTTTTAAATAAACATACAACGGTTTCACCTTCAGCATTAAGAGTGATAGTTGAACCACCTCTTAAATTTGTTGGTGTTATTGTTATCGCATTAGAAGCTGTTCCTGTTGCGATAATTACTTTTTGTTGTCCATCAGCACCATCTTGTAATGATAATGCAGCTACACCAGCACTTTGGTCAACTTCAGTTATTGCTGAAGATGTATCAATTGCTGTATCTGTATGTGTTAACGCTTCAGACGCTTGTTTCAAACCTACGAAAGTAGGAATGTTTTCAAAAACATCTTTTGCGGTAACTCTTTTATTGATTGGTGTATTTTGGACATCATCAACAATATGAAATAAATCTCCACTTGCTAATGATTTACCTAGGTCGTCTAGGGCTGTGATTTTTTTATCTGCCATTTTATTCTCCTATAATTCCGAGTTAACGGTAAACTACTCATTGCATTATACAATGACCATATACACTATTTATACAAACAAAAAGGGGACCACAAAGGATCCCCTAATTATTATATTTGAATTTTTACTTATTAAGCGTCTGCAAATTCTGTATCGTCACCTTGGTCACCTGCGATAGATGACATAGCAACTAGTACTTCTGTCTGCACTCTTCCACTTCTTCCACCAGAACCGGCTACTCTTCGTACCCAACCAGCGTGTGCTGTTTTTGTAGTACCAACACCTTGTTCAGTAGTGTCAACACCGAATACTTTTGTCGGGTCTCCTTGAGTACCAGATGAATTGGCACTTTCAGAAGTTGTTACCGATTTAGGTTTTTCGGATAAAGTGTATGCTGTAGCACTTCCTACTGCTGTTAATGTTGCACCAGGTACACCAGCAACAACCGTTGCTGAAGTATCACTAGCAATAGCAGTAATTAAGTAATCTTCGCTTGCAACTCTAATATAGTCTCCAACAGCTGCTTGTGTTGTTAAAGCAGTTGAAGAACCAGTAACCGCACCAGCAGAGCTGATTGCTACCGTTCCTGAAGCTGTTTTAGAGTCCTTGTTTCCCCACGCACTCATAGTTGTTCTCCTATTTCTAAATTAATTTTTAAGCTTAAAGATTAATCTAATCTTCGTTATTATTTATAACTATTTGAAACCTAGTTTTTTGAGTTGGGATATAGTGTTGGAAGTAGAGGTGTGTAGTATTCCGATACCGCCTCTTGCTTTGAATTGTGATATGTTCTTTGAATAGTCGTCAATCAGTATAGTAGGCATACCTCCTACTTTAGCAAAGTTTTGTTTCTCTCTTCTTTTTACTAGATTAACTTTTGCACCAGACATACCTAATCTTGTTCTAGCCCATTTACTTTTGCCAGGTATACAATTAGGGTCAGTAGTTTGTTCTACGAAAGCAGATAATATGTGTGGGTCATACTTATTAATAAATGACCATAGTCTTTGACCACCTGGATTCCAAGGTAGATTACTCCAGAAGTTAGGAGTATTCATAATTGGTTTCCACTTATCTCTTATTGTCTTAAATTTTGTTCTAGGTTCTTTTGCCCATTGGGACATAGGCATACCAACTGCTCTTTCTGCAGCCTGTTCAAAATTACACAGGACTCCGTCCATATCACAATAAATTCTAGGTAGTTTTTTGTCAACGAGAGAATACTCGTTTAGGTTTTTTACCTGATAGATAACATCTTGTCTTAATTCTTTAAACTTCATAGTGTTTCCTTGTCTCATTATGCTTTATTATTACACATTTTCTAGCAAAAGTCAAGCAAAAAATGAGCAATTTTTTACACTTGATAGTCTATTTTAGGGTTTACTTCTACCTTATCTGACTTTGTTTTGTTATCTGTTAATTTCTTTTCAGGTGCCTTTGATTTAATGTCTAAAGGGTCTTTCTCTACTGCATTTTTAGGTAGAACCGTATCACCAGAATGGTCTTCTTTCTTTGCTCTTAATTTTGCAAGGTCAGAACCATCTATTTTACCGTTCTTGTTAACATCTAATTTCTTTTGTTTAGGTGTTAACTTTTCATTTACTTTAGAGATTGCGTCTTCTAACGAACCTGGTTTAATATCTAAATATCTTTTTCCCATTATTTACTTCCTCTAACTTTCTTTGCTAAATCTTTATCTGCACCGCCCCAAGTACCACTTGATTTGGTTACAAAAGAGTTTACTCTAGCAAGTGCCCATTGTTGTTGTGTAGCACCTGGTCTATGACCACCTTTCCACGCAGCCATTCCTCTATCATAAACTTTCTTTAAAATAGAATACGGCATACCTGTCTTATCAGCTTTGTTTCTTACTGCTTTAATACTTTCATAAGTCATTTTAGCAGGATGATTTTTGTTTTCTACTTTCATTTTTTTCTTTACCATATTAGTTGCGGTACCGTATCTGACATCATCGCCTTTTTCTTTACCATATCTATCTCTAAATGATTTCTTTGGTAAGTCATCAGCAACTTTGTGTACCATTTTTATTTGTTTTTTAGATAGGTCAGCTTCAGTTTTAAGTGCCTTCTCTAAATCTTTTGCTTGTTTAGTATGTGCCTTAACTGCACCTTTCAATTGTTTGATAACATCTTTTACAGCAGGTTTATCTTTACTATCTAAATCTTCTTTCTTCATTTCTTTGTCTCTTAATAATTTGTTTGCGAGACCTATTGATAATGGTACCTCACCTGTATCTGGATTAGGTTCAGGTTTTACAGCTTTATTCTTTTCTATTTCTAATTTCTGTTTAAGTAATGCGACTTGGTCTTTTAGAGCAGCGATACTCTCTTTAGATTTATCTTCTTTCTCTTTAGACTTATCTTCGTCTTTACCTTTTAACATATCTTTTAATTTCATTTTTTCCTCTGGTTCTTGTTCTTGTTCAAACATACTACCAAATATTCTAGCGTATGGGTCTCTTGCATATAAGTGACCGCCGTGTGTATCAAATCTAGTTTTTAACTTATTCATAAAGTCTTTGTTGGTTACATTACCTCTTGCACCTTTGGCAGGAGCATTAACACCAGCAGGTTTAAATAAGTCACCTGTATTCTTATCTATGAAAGCGTGTATACTTCTCTTCTGTCCGTTTTCTGTATCGTGTATCTTAATGTATTTAGGACCTACCGTTTTCATTAAATCTCTTTTTTGTTTTGCATATAGACCTTTGAAACTAGGATGATTTTTAATCTTGTCTTGTCCTATCTTAATGTAATCATCAACGCCTTTCATTACGGCAGCGTTTTCTGCTACATATTCTTCTTTCTGCATAACTCTTACATCATCGCCAAACTTTGCGACAACTTGTTTGTGTATGTTCTCTATATCTTTTGCACTATCAACTCTTACTTCTGAACCAGAAGCTGATAGTTCACCACCACCAATCTTACCTTTAAACATATTGGCAACTTGTTTTGCTTGTGATGAGTTCTTACACATATATTCAATGTATTCTGCATATTCTTTTAATTCGTTTTCTTCTCTAATTCTTACATAAAATCTATTGTTAAATGGTGATTGATAACCGTCTGCTTTAGCACCTTTGTTTGATTGCATATAAGCACTAGCGGCATTTCTTGCCATTGTCATATTAGGATAAACCTTATCTAAAACTTTTGTACCATTTCTTAATTTCATAGTCTCTTCTTTAGTAGGTTTCATACCTTGTTTTTTTAATCTGTCTATGTCTGCTTCTGACGGAGCGTTCTCATTAGTTTCTGTATTATTATCTTTATAGTCGTCTGTCTTTTTCTTTTGAATACCTTTAGCGCCGTGGTCACTAGTATGTGTTTCTGTAATCTCTTCCCAAGATTTATTTTCAAAAGCAGATAACTTAACTCCTTTAGGTACTTGAATACCTTTCTGTATCATACGACTAGCAGCCATCGCTGAAAGAAAAGGAATGTCTGCTTTGTAAAGTTTAGGTAGTTGTGAATTTGTAATTTTGTCAAAGATGTTTCTTAATTGATTAGCTCTTGCAAGTGAAATTCTTGCACCTTTAAGTCCTGAATATTCTTTTTTAAGTTTCTGTATTTGTGCGTCTGTAAACTCCCACAACATACTTTCAGGTAAGTCTTCCTCACCTAGTATTGACTTAACCGTAGACAACGGAAGTTTCATCTTCTTTGCTATCTCTTCAGGTGATGAACCACCTGCGAACATAGTGGCAATTGTTTTCATCTTACCTTCGTCTAGCTGTATATCGTTTGCCCAGACTTCAGCGATTGCTTCTGCCATTGTCTTTTTGTATCTTGTCATTTTTTTTCCTCGTATTCTTTAATGTCTATTATTAATCTACCTTCACCTTTGTGTAATCTATGATACACCATTTTAGGTATATAATACTCACTACCTACTTTTAACTCTTCAGGCAACTGATTATCCATTTGAAGTTTCCAATTAACACCAGAGACAATCTTAATCTTTCTATCTAACTTGTCTCTATGCCAAATTAGTTCTTTGTCTTCAATGTCATTATTGAAAACTCTCTGGTGTATACCATTTGTTTTAAAATCAGTATACGGTTTACCAAAAGAAGTTTCCACCATTGCCAAGTCCTAAACTCTTTGCATATCTAGGCAAATTACAAGCCCAATATGACGCCTTTGTTTTATCCTTTTGACTAGCACATCTATGTCTAGCTGCAAAGGACTTTCTAGCTTTGGGGTCGTTTAGTTTCACTTTCAATCCTGTTGTATCTCCCCAAGTCACCTTCTTAATCTTATCGCCGTCTTTGACGAATACATAAAACTTTTTAGGTCCACCTCTTTTAGGTTTGTTCAAAGGAGGATTCTTTTCCTCTTCTGCAATCGGTATATCTAAAGGCACATTTTGCTCTTCGTATATACCAAACTCACCTATATCAGTTGATAGTAATTCTCTATCCCAAGCACTATCTACTTCTAATAGACCTTCATTATACATATCTCTTGCCTCTCTAAACAAGGCATAAAATTCTTCACTATGAATACGATAGATGTTATTCGCTAGAGGTATGTTATTCTCTATGTGATAATGCAACGACTTCGTTATCTTTTCTGCGTAATCACTAAATCTTAACATACTCTTTAAACGATTGCACTTTCAACCGTTCCTCCATCTTTTTCACAGCTTCGTCAATCTCTTTTTGATACTCTTCGCCGTATCGTTTCTTATATTTATCAATAGTCTCACTTGAAGCAGCCCACTCTTTTATATCTTCTGTGGTAATCTTCTCTGGTGCTTGTTCAGCACGCTTTTTAGTGTCTACTGATTTCTCATTTGGCGTCTGTCCAGGCGTGATTTCTTTAGTATGATTGGCATAATCAGCACCTATTTCGTATGCTTCTTTGCCGTACATCTGGTTAAATTTCTTTGTGTGTTTAGATGTTTTAGTCTTTGCACCTTTATCACCTGGGGCAGCTTTGTAATCACTATCTTTGTCTGATTTACTATACTTCTGTTTAGAGAAATGACTTGCTCTCTTTTCTTTTTCACCTTTTTTCAAATCTTTATAGTATTTTTTAGGTTGTGTTCCGTCTTTCTTTTTGACATCTTTATCTTGTGGTAACTTCTTACCATATGCTTCTTTTAGTTTCATATCTATTTCTTTCTCGGACATAGCTTCAAAACCATAATCTACATTTAAATCGTGTTCGTGTATTCTAACTTCATCTACTTGTGGTGTAGGAATACAATCCCATATCCAACATTTGTGTAAGTTAGAATTGTTATCTTCTAATACAATGTAATTTGTTCCTCTTCTTACTACTTTACCAGAAACATCTTGTTTTTGGTCTTCAACTATATCGTCTTGTTTAAATAATTGTTCTCTTATGTAAAGGTCTCTTACCTGCCATTGAGTAAAGTTTTCAATAGAAGATATAGGTTTCATAGTACCTAATCCGTGAGATTGCATATTCGCTTGTAAGTTCATACCTTTTCTAACTAGACCAAACAACTTCTGTTTGTCTCTAAATGAAGTAGGTAATCCTCTTTGAAAAGATTTAAAATCATCTTTTGCGGCTGCGTCTCTCATCTTACTTGCACTCATACCTGTTGCACCTTCAGCGTCTGGGTCTCTTTCGCCAGCACTTACAACATTAATTTTATCGTACTCGTAATCAGTACCTCTTGCCTTTACGCCGTTATATCTGTTTAGTAGTGTTTCAAATTCTCTTACTCTATCTGAACCAACTACCATTGTTATTTCGTTTGCTTTACCATTTAGTTTATTGATAACTTCAATCGCTGTTCTAGCGCCAGGTATTTGTTTTATCTTACTAGCATATCTAGGAAACATTGATTTCATAATTCTAATTTTGTCATCAACTTTTAATGGATTCTTTTTACTATCAAAAGAACCACTAGGTACTATAATAAAATCATTTGCACCTACACTCGCAACTTTATTAATAAGTTTTTCGTGTCCTATTGTTGGTGGATTAAATCTACCAAAGGTAAATGCAATATGTTTTTTAGGTGTACCTGTTGCTTCTTTTAAACTATCTATTTCTCTATCTGTTATATTACCATCATCTAAAATATCTTTACACTTCTTATAGAATTTTAAGTAATGGTATTTCTCTAACATTTTATAGATAACATTTTTAGGAAGTTTGTGTTTCTTACCAAACTCTCTAATTTCTTCTGGCGACATATCACTTTGAAATGCAGCTTGTCTGTCTTGTATAACTTGGTCGCCTGTATCAATGATAGATTGTATACTATCTTCAATCTCATCTAATTTATTTCTTATCATAGATTGTAGATTGTCAACATCATCATTTGATAATCCTCTTAATTCTTTGTAATCAATTATATCTCTTACTAGTTCGCCTTTGACAACATCTAACTCCATAACTTTCTTACCGAAGTCGTCCATATATTTGTCTTTGTCAAACTCTTCTTTCTCTGGTCTTCTGACAAACTTATTATTCTCTACATCAAATACGCCATCTGCCATACTATCATTTTTCTCTTTGACAGCAGGGTCTACTATTACAAAATAATTGATTGGGTGTTTAGTACCTGGTACTAGTTTACCATTTACATCTTTTAAGTTCTTTCTTAATGCCTCTAACGCAGCTTCTCTTTCTTCTTCTTTGACATCAAACAATATATTAATATCTAAATCTGCGTCTTCTCTATATCTCTTTGTTAAGATAGAACCGATTAATGAATACTTTTTGATTGGGTGATATTGTGCAAATTGTTTTAGTTGTGCGTCTATCATATCTTTCACAACTTTTTTTAATTTAGGATTGTTTGTTTCTGCGTCATCAAATACGCCAGGTGCATATCTCTTTCTAGGAATATCTATAATACTTTCCTGAATATTAACCATATTGATTAATTTTTTAGCAATCTTAACACTTTCCTCGTGGTCAGAAGGATAATGCCAACCTGCAATAACTCTTCCATAACCACACTCGTCAGCAAGTTCAATAAGATTATCTTTATGTTTAGGATATAATTTACCATAGTATTCTGCAAGTAATCTACTTTGCAAACTATGACCTGATGGATACGCAGGAGTTTTCATAGTATCAGAAATTAATTCCATACTATCAAACTTTAAATTCATTGCGTCTGCAAGTTCATATGGTCTAGGTCTTTGAAATTTATTCTTGTAATATCTAACAACACCACTACCTGCTTTTTTAATCTCGCTTATATCACTATCTTTGTATTCTAAATTGTTTTCATCTAGGTATTTTTTTATACCATAAAAAGTTTCTTGGTCGTGGTTCTCTACACTTTTTTCTATATCACTATTTCTACTCTTAAATAGTTCTATCATAGTGTTCATTTCATCTTTAGTTTCAGGACTATCGTTCTCTGGTGGCGTCTCTACATCAATATCTTTCCAGTTACCATCTATATTCTGTACAGGTTTAGGTTCTACTTTAGGGTGTGTCAAATCATTTAGGTCTTCGTCAACCATCTTCTTTCTTTTAAGAAGTTCTTTCACATAGTTTCTATAATATGCGTTTTGAAAATTATCTGGCATTGCTTCTCTTTAATTGTAGTTCTTTTTCTATCCACTTTTTCGCTACATAATTTTGTACAGGAACACTAATTAATCTCCTTACTTGTTTAAATACTTTTAATAGTTCATCTTCTTTTGCGTCATTGTTATCAACGACTATCATATTTCTCATACCAAACATATTTTGAAATCTACCGATATTATTTTGTACGGTTTGCCAACTCTTTCTAGTAATATCTTCTGGCACGCTTCTAGTTCTAATTCTATTTCTTTGTAATGCAACTTCTAAACTAGTGTTTACAAATATCATATAAGTGTCATAACCTAACATCTGTAGCATACTTCTTTGTTTATTAATTACATTATAATCTCTACCTGTTGCGTCTATAACTAAACCTAGTCTACCTCTAATGTATCTGTCCATCTGGTCGCCTGTAATCTGTTTTGCTCTTTGTCTCAATGGGTCTCTAGCACTTGCTTCATTATCAGGCATTTTCAATGATAGACCTGCTTTCTTTAGATACATTTCAAATCTTGTATCAGAATTAACCATCTTTAAACCTAATCCTAAAGTTGTTCTATTGGTTACATAAGTCTTACCAGAACCAGGACCACCTGCAAGAAAAAATGCTTTGAATATTCCTGGGTCGTAAACACCTTCTTGTATTATAGATTTAAATTGTTTCATACTTTATATAGAGTATACTTTAAAGTTATCTCTTCTCCTTTTTTAATATCTTTTAATGTTTGTACATAAAACTTACCATCAACTTCTATCTTCTGTACATTTGGTTTATCACTATGATTTATGAAACCACCTAGTGGCGTTCTATATAATTCTCTTCCATAGTTCAACCAACCTATACCCAAGTCTGTCCACTTGTCAATCTTCTTTGTTGCGAAAACTCCGTAACCTTCTATGGGCGATAACTTTAGTGTCAAATTATCAGGCAAAGGTCTATACTTATCTGTCATCTCCGCTACCGTGTATCTTGTCCTCTTCTAATCGTTTCTGTAATTTAAATATATTAGATTGTGCTACATCATCTAATCGTATATCTAAATCGTTTGCTAATGCACTAACATACCATAGTACATCACCTAATTCTTTTTTAATATCTTCTTTTGAGAAAGTGTTACCGTCTCTCATATTCTTTTTAATTTTATCTGCAACTTCGCCAACTTCTGAACAAAGTCCTATCATAGGATAAGTTATCTTATCTTTTGCAGGATAAACTGCTGATGATATACTTAATGCTTGATAATCATTAAAGTTCATTTTGTATCTCCTTTATAATATCTTTCGCAATATCACCAGGCTCTTTTCCTTGTGCCTTAATACTAACAAAGCCTGGTTGTCTTTTGAAGTAATCAATCGCTGGACCTGTTTCTTTTTTATACAAGGCAATTCTATCAGATATAATATCTGGTTTATCATCGGCTCTTCCTCTCTTTGTCAATCTTCTAATTACTTCTTCTTTATCCACATCTAAAAATACAACAACATCATAACCTATGCCAAACTTTTCCATATCTCTAACTTGTTGCATATATCTAGGATAACCATCTAGTACATAACCTTTTGTTGCACTTGCAACTTCTTTTCTAATAAGTTTTAAAACTATATCGTTAGGTGCAAACTTACCTTGGTCTAATAAATTCTTAATCTTCTGACCATCAGGACCACCTTTGTCAATTTCTTTTCTCAATAAACCACCTGGGTATATGTGTTTGATACCAAAGTGTCTAATGATGTATTCAGAATAGGTTGACTTACCTGAACCAGGACCACCCATAATGACTACACGAACCATCTTGGCTTCTTTTAAAAAATTAACAAATGTCTGTACCATTCTTTCTCCTGTTTCTGTTTCTAAAAAAATCTTTCTATCCTATTAAATACATTATTAAAATACCGATTGCTAATCCTTCTAACCACGCCAGATATACTGACTTCAAAGGATGCTCGTGTATGAAATTAAACTTCCAGTCTAATATTTCTTTTATAAATTTTTTCATTATCCTTTTACCCAATCTTTTGCGATAGTAAAGTTTGCTCTACTAAACTCTAATCTATCTACTAGTTTGACTACATTACCTATCTTATCTGTAGCAACAAATCCTTCAGGTGCGGTAACTCTATAACCACTATCAGTTCTAATAAAGTGACCAACACTTTGTATCTGTGCTAACTTCTGCAATATTGTATTCTTCGCTGTTTGCAAAGTCATATATGTTGCGATAGAAAAATATAGTGCTTGTTTGTTTCTATCAATAAATTTTAAATTGTTATCTTTTGCATTTATATATTTCTCTTTACCTCTAGCAGTTTTCTTACTATCTATTTCTGCTTGTATAAAGTTCTCATAGTAATCTCTAAATCTATCTTGTAATGTTCTAACACTACCCATACCACCTTTACTATCTCTAATGACAGAATTGAAAAATGTCTTTAGTCTGAAACCAACTGACAACTGGTCATTACTATCAAATAGATTTAACAAAGGTCCTGCCTTCTGTAAACTACCTTCTGCCATTCTTAATTGTGCATTAAACTTAGCAACTTCTGCTCTACTCATTGTTGCACTACCACTAGTATCTTTGTATTGTGCCGATGGTACGAATACACTAGCAGAATTGATACCTCTTACATAACCGAAACTTGCATTTAAACTATCCATTGCATTACCATTATATTGAGTATGAAATACAATACCTAGTCTTGCTCTTGCAACTTTTCTACCAGCGCTACTATCAACTGGTAAAGCATATGTAATTGTGTTAGGTGTAAAAGAAATCATAGATTGACCATCTATGTTTACTACTTTCTTTTCTTCACTAGTAAATAATAAATCGCCTTGTAAGATACCTCTTATACCTAACTTTTTTAATTCTCTTAAACAGACTTGAAGTTTAGACGCAACAGGACCACTATGGTTTCTGTTTATGTCTGAAACGGTATAATTGATTTTGGGAGTTCTATTGAATACAGATTTTGTTCCAACAAAGAATTTGTTGTTTTCAGGATTGATACCACAAACTATGGCAGGTGCACCGTCCCATTTAACGGTTACATTTACTTTCTTGCTTGAGTTACCTACAAGCATTTTTTGTAAAGACTTTAAAAATGCAATCGCATTTCTACCACCTTTAGCGCCGTCATTTATAATACTATCTTCTAAATGCTCTAGGTGTGTGTTCGTACCTGAGCTTGAATATCCTTTAAAACTAAACATTTTTGTCCTTCATTTTTTCCATATACAAATAAACTATCCATCAATATAATACTCACTTCGTCTCTTATATTTATAAGACTATGACACTTTTACAAAGAAACTAGATAAATCAGTATTACTAGCCGCATATCTGATAATATCAGTAGCGATAGCGTTTCTTTGTGCTCCTGTGCCTGACATAAAAGTGTCTAAAAATTGTAGACACATATTCTTTGAGAAGATAAAACCACCTTTGAGTTCTAAACATTTTGCAATAAATGTCTTTACATCAACAGGATTCTTTGCATATTTTTTATATAAAACATACATATCGTTTAACTTCACTTGATTACTAGGTGTCTCTCGCCAACCTTGACCTTTGAGACCACCACCTATACTTCTTCTCATATGTTTCTCACAATAGAAGTTTAGGTTACCACCACCAATCTTACCACCGGCAGCAGCCACACCTTTTATTTCACCTTGCCAACTTGAAGTAGAATTAAATGCTCTGAATTGTACCTCACCTGTACCTATCTTAAAGTACATATCAACACTTGAAAAGAAATCATTGTTTCTTCCAAAAGTAAAACCTTTAAAGGTATGTGTTATTTCTTTTGTTCTAGTAGGTTCGTTAAACTCTTTTAGAGAAACCGTATTGCCTAGTTTCTTTAATGAGATTCCTAAAAGAAATGTTTTAGGACTTCCTATACGACCTGCTTTATCTAATACTGCCTGATTAATTACAGACCAATCTTTTGTAAATTCTTTTAATGGGTCACTTGCAGGTGACATTGTTGTCATCCATATATCACCTGGATTCCATTTATCATCTGAAAACGAACCTGGTGCCTGTGGCATTTTACCATCTTTTTGTGCTTGTGCTTTATCCATTCTTGCAACTTCTTTTTTAGCACGATATACTTTACTCATAAAATTACTACCTCTATGAAAGTATACTGCACCTTGCACTTTGTTTTTATATTTTCTGTATACTGCGTTTGCACTCTTAATAAATGTATCAGATTGTAACCAATCTTCAGGACATCTATCTTTAAATGCTTTGTATGCTACGGTTGCCTGTACATACTTTGCGGCCTTCTCCATATTCTTATCTGTAATATCAGAAGAAGTTATAGGTCCTCTCTTAACATTAAAGGCAAGTGAACAATAATAACATTGACCACTCTCGGTTACTGCGGTTACAGCCGCACCACCACCAGAACCACCACCTCCTCCAAAGAGTGGCGATTTATATATCTTCGTAATAGGAACAACTTCTGTTTTGTTTCCTGTATCTGATTTACAAACGATTGAGAAAGGATAGGTATTAGGTTTACCTTCTATTGATATACCTGTAAGTTTACGACCTGAAGAAGTCTTACCTTCTACAAATCGTTCTTTATTCTTAATCATAAGTTCGCATATGGCAAATCTAGTCTTGCCTGCGTACTTACCATTCTTTGAGACATATGCTTTGCCGTCTCTAATGAAATCGTTTTTTCCTAATGTTGCCATAATAGTTCTCCTTTAAGAGTATACTAGACAATATTTATTCTTATGTCAAGCACAAACTTGGCGACCTTGGCAGGACTTGAACCTGCAACATCTAGTTTAGAAGACTAGTGCTCTATCCAGTTGAGCTACAAGGCCTTCTTCCAAGTTAGTCGTAATAAGAACAAAGAAAGTGAGGAATACCACCATTGACTTCCCAAACTCTATGTTTGTTTTGAAATCTTACAAGAGCTCTGGCGTCTTTCTCAAAGAAGTAGTCTTTGATAATAGTACCGGTAGGTTTTTCAGTAACCCTCCAGTATATCTTACCTCTCTTCTTAACCATAGATTTAGTGTAATGTAATTTCTCACCTTCTTCTAATGGTCGTGTTCCTTCTTGTCTTGTTTTTGTTATATTTTTTTTACGAGGCATATTAAACTTTGAAATCAGAAAACTTATCGTATGGGTCAGTTTCAATCTCTTTCTCCTGATTGGCGTCTACAATGTTTTGTGCTTTTTGCTCTACATCATACAATCTCATCTTACTTCTATCAACGCCGATTATAAAAGAACGATTGATTGCTGGGTCGCTATATCTGTTTTTAAGTTGTTTAACTTTCATCTGATTAAGACTATCTAGTTCTTCACTAGTCATTAATGCAAACATAAAATCAGCAGTAGCAGGTAGACCAAAACTTTCTGAAGTATCTTCTAATCCAATATCAGTAGATACAAAACCACTTCTTGTGGTTTGAGTTGCCGTGAATATAGGTAATTTAAATTCAACAGCAAGACCTCGTAATTCTTCTGCGATTGCTTTTATATAGAAATAAGATGATATATTACCACCTTTAAATCTACTAGAGGCACATATATTCAAATAGTCAATAAACAATACATCAGGTTTAAAACTCTTCTTTAATGCAAGTTCATTTAACAATGCTTTGAAATGTCCACTATGAGCAGAAGCAGTAGGATATTCTTTAATGATTAATTTACCAGGCGACTTACTTTTTAATCTTTCAACTCTATCATCAAACATTGTTTTAGGTAGAGCGTGTAAATCATCTGTACTAACATCTAATAGGTTAGCGTCTATTCTTTCTGCAATTCTTTCCTCAGCCATTTCTAGGGTTACATACAATACATTTTTACCTTCAAGTATACTAGAGGCGGCGAGGTGACACATAAACAAAGATTTACCAACACCTGTACCTGCAAGACAAACATTTAAAGTCTTCTGCGGAACACCGCCTTTAGTTATCTTATTGAAATATTGTAAGTCAAATGGTAATCTTAATTCAGTTCTATGGTACCAATCAAATCTATCATCTGCGTCATCAATGTAATCGTGCCCAATATGATTATCAAAAGACACAGCAAGAGCTTCAGATAAAATTGAAGGAATGGCCTCCGGAGTTCTTTTCTTGTCTTTTCCATCCAAGATTTTAATGCCGTTAAGTACTGCATTGTTTACCGCCTTGTCTTTACAGAATTTCTCCGTAGTATCAAACAACCATTGTAATTCGTTCTCTTCGTAAGAAAGTCCGTTTATAGTTTGTTTAATTGCCTTATACTCTTCCTCGGTAATATCTTTTCTATTTCCTAATTCTATAATCAAGGTTTCTTTTGTAGGAAGATTATTATATTTATCTACAAACTGATATATTTGGTCAAACAAAATTTTATCTGTACGATTAGCAAAGTAATCATCTTTTAGAAAAGGCAAAACTTTTCTACAATAATCTTCATTAAAAATTAAGTTTGTTAGTATTGTGTCTTCTATTCTATTTGTCATCAAGGATTGTACCATTCTTTATTCTTTCATCTAATATTTCAACTAATATATCACCAATATACTTTATAAATGCAGGTTGGTCAATATCCAAGTCCAGTTCTTCTGGTTTTCTCAATAGAGTCCATTGAAACTGCAAAGGAAGATTGCCGTCAGATTGTTCTTCATTACCAAACTGCACCTTGCCGTATTTGTAGATTACATCTTTGTACTTGCCTTCAACGATTTTTATACTACTAAAATCGTCTCCGTCTCTTTGTACATAGACATATCTCTTATTCGCCGTAGAGGAATTTTCTTTTTGCTTGTTCATCAATCTTTTCTAATACTTCTTTTGTAAAATACTTTTCAGGTTCGTTCATTATAGACTTACCGAAGACTTTAGTACCATCAGGCATTTCATATCTAGTAGATACCTTTTTGAATACACCACTCTCTTCTGCAAGTTCAATTAAACCATAATGTTTATCTAAACCTTTTTCGTAAGTTAAAAGTACATCTATCATTGCATTTTCTTTTGTCAACCTTGACTTGTAGTTTTTACAATGAATAATATTACCGACAACTTCTGTGCCGTCTTTGACTTTTCTCTTACCTAAATAAATGATTGATGAGGCAGCGTATTTAAGACCAGAGCCGCCGCCCATTTCTTTTTGTGGGAACATTGAACCGATTACATCATAAGTATGATTGGTCATAATCATAGGTACATTTGCCTTACCTAGTTTCAATGTTAATACTCTAAATGTTGACTTCACAATTTGAGACCTTGTCATATCTCTAGTCTCTTTACCTTCGGCAGTATCTTCCATTTCTTTTGTAGTAGATAACATACCTAAACTATCTAAAACAAACATAATAGGTTTTCTATCTTTTTCAGGTTGTTCTAGGTACTTGTCAACGATTTTAATTGATTGTGTTCTAAATTCTTGTACGGTTGCAACAGGAACAACTACAAATCTTTTACTATCAATACCTCTATCTTCAATCATATTTTTAGATACTGCACTCTCACTTTCAAAGTAAATGATACCTGCGTCTTTGTCCATATCTAAAAAGTTCTTACAGATAGATAAAGCAAAAAATGTTTTACCTGTAGCACTTTCACCAGCGATAGCGGTGATTTTATTAGCAGGCATACCGCCATATATACTGCCTGATAATAACGCATTAAGAGAATAGCAACCTGTGTCAACAAAGTTGGTCACATCGCCAGCGTCTATGCCTTCACTTGCTAGTGTAGCATATTCATTGCCAGTCTCTTTAATAATGTCTTTAAGAAAGTCTTTTGTCATAATTTCTCCATACTATACTAATTTAACTTATTTGTCAACAGCCTGTTTCGCTCTTAACACAACTTTTCTACCAGTAGAAATGCCTTCGCCTTCTATCCGATATTGTTCATCTTTGGGAACCCAACTTGCTGGTGGTTCTTCGTACTCTTCTGGTGGTATTCTATCCCAAAGGTGTTGACCAAAGTCGCTAGGTGCAACCTCACCATATTGAGTATTGAACATACGGCCATCAAACTTATGTGCCATTTCAAATATCTTTTCTTTATTGTATGCAACTTTCCGTTGATAATCGTAATAAGGTTTTAAGTCGCTTTCGTATTCTGATTTTTTTATCATTTCTCTCCGTTGTGTCATAGAAAACTTTCCAATGTCGCTCTTCTGCTTGAAGAGAAGAAGTCGTAATCTTTAGGACCAAAACACCATACATTTTCAATATACTTCATTGCCATAAATTTATTCAGTTCTTCTTTGGTCTTAAACTTTGCATTACCTTGAGGTCTTTGCATAATGACCATACCAATCTGACCTATGAATTTGTCTCTATTACTATTTATTAATTCATCACTTGACCTGTATCGTACATTTTTGACTTTCGGATCCATTATATTTACTAACATAAATTTAGATTTAGAAAGTGTCTTTTCTGCGACAGGTAAATAGAAGTCATCACGCCATCTTTCATATTCATTAAATTTAAACCAAGATTGATTTTCTTCTAGTTCACCACCTTTATTATATTCTTCTGTACTAAAATAAGGCGGACTTGTAAACGCACAATCTATATCTGGTAACTCATCATAAGGTAAATTTTCTGCACCACAATTGTATATCTTAACTTTCTTATTAGGAAAGAATTTACTATACTCTTCAATCTGTTTCATATATTGTTTATATGTGTTAGGGTTTGGGTCACAACCATAATATTCAGTTGCATTACTAGCAAAGAAACCTGCAAGTCTATCACCCCAACCACAAGAGGTATCTAATACGGTGTTCGCTTTTGTCATATCATATATTGTCTTCGCAACGACAGGTTTAAATTGTGTTGCAATATATGTACCTAATCTAAAGGCACTCATATATGTACCTTCTCTTAAATGTCTTTCAGTATTAATGCCACGCCATATAGGACCTAGACAACGCCATACATCTTTTGCGTCACCATTATTCCACACATCAATAGGTGCTTTGAAACCATAACTACTACAATTCAATCTTAAATGTTGATGAAAGTAATTAGATGATACATTGTATATTGAAGGAGCGTCTATGATACCTAGACCATAATCTTTAAAGTTATATTCGTAATCATCATACTTCTCAAATACTTCTTTCTCTATCTGTTCTTTAGGTGTACAGATTTTAGATGTATCAAACTTACTTAAATCAATTATATTCTTTCTCATATCTGCATATGATATTTGTTTCAAAGGAAACTTCGGTCTTTCATTTGCGATATATTGAGACAACAAAACTCTAAATTGTTCTTTGCCTAACTCTTCTGTCCATCTATCAAACTGGATAGTGTCCATTATAGGCAAACCGTTTTCGTCTGCGTAATCTTTAAGATTTAAGGTCGTATTCAAAGTTATAACTCGTTTCATTATTATTCAATAGAAAGGCACCGTTCTTTATATGAAACTTATATGCCATTTCTGTCAATGGTGATAAAGTCACCAATCTTTTTATATTAGGATAGTTTTTCAAATCGTCTCGTATTGCAAATATAATATCTCTACCTGCACCTTTACGCCAACCTGTTGACCATACGGTATATGCAACTGCAATATGACCATCAGGATTAGAAAACCTATCTAGTTCTTCTTCGTTCTTCGGTACTTCTGTACAATATGCTACACAACATATCGCAAGAGGAACATCTACGAAAGAACCATCTGCTCTACTAATATCACTATTCATAAGACCATATATTTCTCTACCTTTTGAAGTTCTAAACTCAATAGATAGATGAGGTCTTACTGGATCCACATCAACTTTTTCAGGATCCAATTCTGTTTGTTTCTGTAAAATATCCAACTTATCCATAAACTCCTAACTTGTATATGCAATCTCTAAAAATTTTATTGCACCACAAATAATTAATAGTTGTATAAACGACAATCTAGTCAACGCTAAATTTGCACCTAATCTAAATGCAAATATCAATAAGAACCAGGCGATGATTATATCTAGTTGTGTCATACAAAAAAACTTTCTAAACTTGCTTTTGGTTCAGCAGTCCAATTAATCGCACCCAATATAAATCTCATTGGGTCTAAAAATGTTTTCTCAAACTGCAAATCATAATCAACATATTCCTTTAGTTTAAACTCTCTAGGTAAAGTAGAGATATAACTACACACATTGAATTTGAAAGGATTAGGTTCTTTTAATAATATAAACTTAATCTTGTCACCTTCTTGTATTAAAGGATACTTGTAATCTAAATTTTGATTTTTTAGATGATAATTATATATAAGACTTCCTTTAATGTGTATCGGCGTACCTTTAATAAAAATGTCGCTAGGTGAGAAATACTTTCTCAAATTATTACAACTTCTAGGAAACGCAATCTGTTCAGGTTCATAGTCTTTATATTCTGCTCTAAACTTTGCGATATAATTATGTAAATCAGTTTCTTCTTTATTCATAACTATTTTAATCGCTTCTCTAATCGCAACTCTACAAACTTCAGGTGTTGAAGATTTAACTGCCTCAATGCCCATAATCTTTAGTTTAGGTTCTTCGTATCTAAAACCTTCTTCATCTAATACATTTAACATATATCTTTTCTTGGCAGTCCAGATACCTTTGTCTGCGATACACTCTCGTTTCATAACCATCTTTTGTTGAAATGCGTTTGTGTATCTTGCAAGTTCATTGAAACACTTATCAATAAAAGGTTCAAGTTTATTCTCTACAACTTTATTGATAAAGTTTATCTTCTGTTCTTTAGTTTTATCTTTACATACTTTGTCAACAAGTTTATCTAAACACAAATAGATACTATCGGTATCACTTGCAACGATATAATCAACTTGGTCTTTAGTCTGTAATATATCGTTCATATATTTGTTTACTTGTTGTTCAATATACTGAATAATAAACTGCCCAGCAGTTGTAATCGCTGTCGCCTGGTGAACATTATAAAATCTAAAATACTGATTACCTATTGCACCATAAGCACTATTCAATGATATTTTCTTTGCCCATTGTATATTATGACAACGAGATATTTCTTTTTCATACATTGGGTCTTTTGTTTTCTGAAATTCTTTCTTTGCTTCAAACTCTAATTTCTTAAAATGCACTCGGTCATTATACATCTTTTCCATAAGTTTAGGTAAGAAGCCTTGACTATCTGTTTTAAACATAGCACCATTAGGCGTAATCGTACACCCCTCCGTTTCCAGATAGTCTAAAGGCGTCTTTTGTTGCAACATTTTATTAACACTAATACCTTGAGGTTTTACACCTATCATTTTTTCAGGCGATATATTATATTGCATAATCAAATGAGGATATAGTGAGTTAATATCAAATGAAACAATCCATTTGTGTTGACCAACTTGTGGCGTCTTAACATACGCACCAGTATATTTCTCTTCTTTTACATTGTCGCCTCTAGGCGGTAAATGTATATTCTCTTTAAGAAGATGATTATAGATTAATGTATCCCATAGTCTTACTTCCGAAAAGACATCTTGGTAATTAATCTTTGCCTCATAGGCCATTGTTAAGATAAGTTCAATCAATCTTAACTTGTCTTCAAGTTGGTCAACAAGTTCAACATCTTTAATATTGTAATCAACAAAACTTTGAAAATCGTTTGTATACCATTCTCTAAATGTATCGTATGGGTTACTATCTTTACCATCGCTACCTAATTCTACTTTTGCGATATAGTCTAGTTTATAACTCTCTTGTCTAACAGGTATAAACTTCTTATACAAGTCAAGGTAATCTAACATTGTAATACCTTTTATATCATAAGCAGTTTGGGCACGACCTCTTACCGTAATTTGTTCGTGTTCTATCAAACCCCAAGGCGATAATTTATTAATTACTTTGTCGCCTACTAGATGTTTTATTCTATTACATAGATAAGGTAAGTCAAAGAATTTAGTATTCCAACCTGTGATAATATCAGGATAGTTTTTAGTCCAGAATTTAAAAAACTCCATCAGTAATTGTTTTTCTGATTGACACTCAATATAGGTTACATCTGGACGCTTTGTGAAGAATGGTTTAGTTCCCCAGGTGATTATATTTTTATTTGATTGATTTTTGATAGTAAGACATAAAATCTCTTCAATAGGATTTTCAACATCAGGGAAACCTTTTTCAGCGGTCACCTCTATATCTAATGTGAATATCTTAATTAAGTTTTTATCAAACTGAATATCACCTGGGTAGTTCTTTGCGATATACTGGAAATGATATCTGTCGTTTCCGTATAAGGGAGCAGAAGAATTTGTATAATTTCTTTTGAAGTCTCGGCACTTGTATATACTATCAAATGAGATAGGTTTTAAATTCTGACCTTGTAATGTTTTGTGATTAGTTTCGTTTTGTGTGATTGCAAATAGAGTAGGTCTAAAGTTTACCTTCTCTCTAAACTCTTCGCCTTCGTGTACACCTCTAACTAAAAGGTTGCCTTTATATTCTATTACATCTTTGTAAAAATTAAACATTATTATAGTCTCTCAAATACACTTTCATACCATTATGTTTAGGTCTTAATACGACCTGACACGCTAACCTAGAATACATACGGTCATATTCAGGTTGTTGTTCTAAAATTTCTGTTTCTAAACTATTATAGTCTGCAATTCCAACTTTGTCAATATCCTCTTTAATATTAATATGACAGGTACCACAACTTTGATTGCCGCCACAATCTCCTGGTACTTCATCAATAGTAGGTTCTGCATACACACGAGCAGCATCCATCAATGTCATACCTACCGGTACTCTAACATCTTGCACTTGACCTTGTTTATTAACGAAATGAATTGTTAGAGTTTCTTTATACTCTATACCACTCATTATGTTATTAATTGAGGTCCTGTTTTCTGTATTATTTTGCTTACGCTTTGATTATAACTAGCAAGTAAATCTTGTTTAGGTTCAACGATTACTAATATATGTTTCTCGTCAAAAGTAATATCGTCTGTTTCTGCATATGGTATATATGTGAACATACCAAACTTAATTGCCTCACCAGGTTTAGGTTGAGAAGTTGGATATATGATGTAAGGTTTCTTAATGTTTACAACACCAGAACCTTCTTTTACTTCACCAATCAAATCTTCACCAGTTGTTAATCTTACTATCTTTATATTTTTCATAATATCTCCATACTATCATTATTTTTTCTTTTTGTCAATAGGTGGTAACCTTTTACTTAATACAAAAGTCCTGTTAGGATTAACAGACGCATTGAACATACGGATAACTTCTCTATTAAGTAATACATCGGACCTCGCCCTAGGTCTTTGGTCTAGTCCAAATTCTATATCTTTATATGTGAAACCATTAAAGGTTAAATCTAATAGTACGGTAGTTCTTACTTCTGATGGTTCGTCTCCTTCTGCGTTTGCTCTAAACACTCTGGACTCCCCGTACTTCGGTGCCGAATATTTTTTGCCATTGTAGTTCCAAGTTACCGTTTTACCATTTACTTTGATATCTTCGGCGTGCATTGAACAAGCGTGAGCACCGTTACCTGTATCCATCTTCGCTCTAATCTTACCTATGTCACCAACTTCAATAGTCTCTAACCAACCTACCTCTTGTAGTGATTGTCTATCCCAGTTGTCTCTATCTATGACATACTTAACAAAATTCTTAACAAGTTGCTTACCTGATATTGCACCCCCAGGTGTAGGTCCTTGTAAATCTTTATATAGATAACCTTCGTAATCTGCACCAGTACCTGGCGAACCATTTACTTCTAATAGATAATGTTTACCATCGTGGATTATATGGTCAACTCCTACTAGGTATGCTTTACTTACTCTACTTGCTTTTAATACTAATTCAATTTCTTCTTCACTTAACTTATAAGGTTTCGCTTCTGCACCTCTATGAGTATTAGTTCTAAAGTCAAATGATGATTGTATTCTTTTTGTACTTGCAAATATCTTATTGTCTACCACGAAAGTTCTTACATCAAACTTAACAGGCATAAATTCTTGTATCAACAATTCAGCACCGTGTTTCCATAATGCCTGAATAGTAGATACTAGGGATTCATAACTATCTAATTTTACAACACCAATACCTTGCGTTCCTGTTAGAGTTTTTAAGACAACAGGAAACTTATTACCTATTAGTTTCATTGCGTCATCTATATTCTTCTCGTTAGAAACGAAAGCAGTTCTAGGTGTAGGTATACCAAACTTCTCAAATAATAGAGCAGTTGTCAATTTGTTATTACAAGTTAACATAGCGTTTCTAGTATTACACATAAACGCACCTGAATTTTGAAAGGCAGATATAATTGATAATCCACTTTCATCTTCTACTGCACCTGCTCTGGTAACACAAACGGTATCTTTACCTATAAATGTATGTTCAGTATCTTTACCATCATAGTTATAGATTGTTAGAGTATTCTTCTCTTCGTCTTTACCTGTAATGATAGCGTGTCTAGTTTCAATAACTACACACTTGATATTTAATTCTTCGCAAGTATCGTTAATAAGTTTTACGGTAAGTTCTTTGTCTTCTTTACCACCGACTTTTCTCTTTTTTAAATTAGGATTAGTCTTGGTAACAACGGCAATCGTAATTGGTTTGCCTTCTCGTTCAACCTTTTCTGTTATGAAATCTTTAAACTTTGGTACTTGCATCCGAGGTCTCTTCCTTTTTGTCTTCTAGTTTCTTACCAATATTATATTTAGCACTCAAATTCCATTCTTTCTTTTCTTTAAAAGGTAATACTTTTATCTGACTTAAAGGTGCCTTATCTTCGGCTGCCTCTTTCTTAACTACTGATATTAAGTTCCAATCTTGTAGTAGTACGGCGATTGTATTTCTTCTTTGAATATCGTTTTGAGTTAATGTTGCTTTCTTACCATCTAAAGCAAATAGTTCTTTGAAGTGTACAATGAAGTATTTACCTTGTTTGTGAAGTATATGGCAAGATTGAAATAGTGTCTTGTCTTTACGACTTGCAACGCCTATTCTTGTTAATGTCTCTCTTACTTTTAAAAAATCGTCAGGTTGCTTTATTGTTACCTCAAGCATATCTTCTGGCGACCAGTTAACGCTATCTGTCATTTCTGTTTTCTCCCACCCTTTTGCAAGGATTTTTTTATAAGTTCAATTTGTTGTTTAGTCAATATGCTGAGAGCGGTCTTTGCTTTTTCATTACTATAACCATAATACTCTTTTACATACTCTAAATTTGAAAGTTTTTCAACTTTTGCCCAACGAGCAAATCGCTTTTTCTTTCTTACAATATTTAGTAAAAACGAATATTGAACCTGATTGGGAAGAAAATGATACCCGTTCATTTCATTTGCAATGGGTAAGGTATCGTGGTGATAAGATAGACAACGATTAACAATATACGCTGGGTACTTCTTCTCCCAGAATATATCTCCGTCTGCCATCAAGTCCTGTTTAGTGAAGTTAATACTATTCAGGTAATCTTTGAGTTCGTAAGCCATTATTTAAACTTACAATTTGCCATTATCTCGGTTAGACAAGCGACCATATTAATTTCTTGGTCTGCGACAAAAGCCGCCTTGTACTGATAACCTGCAAGAATAAGAACAGATTGAGGTATAGATTTAGGGTCTAGTGCTTTATGTAATAACTCATAGATTGCTCTAAACATAGAGACAGGCTCTTTATCTATATTCTGTATAACCCATTTACGCATATCATTAAATCTTTTTTCTTTTAATGTTGCGATTAGTTCTTTATTGTTTGCTTCTGATATGGAAAATAGTATCCCGCTATCAATCTTACCTCTTACTGAATATCTTTGAAGTTCATTGATAGTCCGTCTGAAATCAGGAAAGTGTTTGATAATTAATTCTGCTAATACTTTTTTATCAAAAGGTACCTTCTCTTCATTTAGAACACTAGTTAATCTTGTTAATAACTGGTCAGCACATTTCTTTCGTTGACCATTTACAACTTTAAAATCAATAACCGTACACCTTGATTGTAAGGCAGGTATGATTTTACTTTTAAAATTACAAGTAAATATAAATCTACAATTCTTATGAAACTCTTCCATAAAGTTTCTTAACGCAGGTTGCACACTATCAGCATTTGTATAGTCTGCCTCGTCTAATATAATAACTTTATGTGGGGAATCTTCTGTAAGACTTACGGTACTCGCAAAGTTTTTGATTGTAGTTCTCAATGTATCAATTTGACGACCTTCGTCTGACCCATTGAGGACCATATAATCAACACCTAACTCTTCACACAAAGCACGAGCAACGGTTGTCTTACCTGTGCCTGCTGTGCCTGATAGAAGTAGGTGACTTATCTGACCTTGTTTTAGAAAGTTTTGAAAAGTAGTTTTGATATCCTCTGGTAGAATACACTCACTAATTTTCTTGGGACGATATTTCTCAACCCATAAAAAATCTGCCATAATATATACCTCATCACAATTTAAAATTCACTTTCAGGTTCTAATGCAATCCAGTATTGTACTGGTTTTTGTCTTCCAACAAAATGACTTATCTTCTGTTTTGAAACAGAAACATCATAATCATCTTCAATCATTTTAAAGTTTTCTGCCTTGAAGTATGCTTTGAAAGTCTTATCAGTTGTACCGATATCAATACTAAACTTATTAGACGCTTTGTTTTTTCTGTCATTAGCGACTAACTGAATTGTACTGCCGTTACCTATAACTTCAATGTCAGGCAAGTTAAGAGTAACCACACCTTTCATTAATTTTGATAAGTTGTCTTTAGATAATTTAAATGCGATTTCAGTATCAGGCATTGTTATCGTTTTAGTAGGTGCAACAATAACTGATTTATCAGCGAAAGTATATTTACTAGCAGACTTACCATCTTTGCCAGATATACCTACACTTGTTCCACCATTAAACTTCAATGTTGGAGTTTCAAATAAATCTAAAGTTCTCAAAAATTCAGGCAAGTCATATATTGCAAACTCTTGCTCAAAGTTTTCTTTAATACTAGCAGTTGCCAGTATGTTTTTCATAGTAGAAATTGTATTTAATTTCTCACCAGGTTTAACCAGAATATTCTGATTAATATTCGCAAAGTTTTTTAAGATTGCGATTGTATCGTTAGATAGGTTCATAATAAAGTTTCTCCTTAATTGTTTTCATTATATAATAGTGTGGGTCCTTTGTCAATAGGCGACTAATTATTTCGTAAATAGTCAATAACATTTTTAGGTGTACTCTCAAAGTAAGGGTCATCATCTAATCCTTCGTTATTAATTCCAGGTTCTTGCCACCATTTCTCAATAACTCCGTCATTGATAACAGCCATATATCTCCAAGAACGATTACCGAAACCTAGATGGTTCTTACCTACAAGCATACCCATAAATCGTGTAAAGTTTCCTGAGCCATCAGGTATCATTTTGACATTATCAATACCTAAACTCTTTGCCCAAGCGTTCATAACGAAACTATCGTTTACTGAAACGCAATAGACATCATCTACAGCTAGAAGTTTAATCTGACCATACTCTTTTTCAAAGCCTGGTAGTTGTTGTGAGGAACAAGTAGGCGTAAATGCACCTGGGAGAGAGAAAAGAACAACACGCTTACCTTTAAAGTAATCGTCTGTCGTCATATTCTTCCACTCACCACCGATTGCACACCCGCCGTCTGTTGGAACCTCGTCACCAGTTCTAACTCTAAATGTAACCTTTGGGATTTTCATACCTTGCATATAGTTTACTCCATATTATAATTAACAAATCAATTCACTAATATATCAAATTGAGGTGGGATTGTCAATAGCCTGGCCCGAAGGCCAGACTATCTATTAATATTACTTAATCGCAATATTTCTTGGTTTCTTATGGTCAGGTATAATTCTTTCCATAGATACCTTTAAAAGACCGTCTTTCAACTCGGCACCTTTGACTTCTACATCATCAGCGATTGTGAAAGATTTAGAAAAATACCTTTTAGCGATACCTTTATGGATTACTTCGCCATCTTTAGTTTCTTCTTTGTCTTCTTTTTTAGATTTAATTGATAGTACACCTTCTTCTAGGTTTACTTCAATGTCTTTTTTTGAATAACCAGCAAGAGCGATTTCTATATCGTACTTGTTCTTATCAGTTTTCACAATATTGTAATGTGGAAAACTAGGCATACTTGATAACATATCGCCTTCAAACATTTGTTCAAAATGGTCAAAGACATTATCAAATCCTACTGATACTGGTCTTAATTGATTGAAAATAGATAGTGCTTTATGTGTCATTTCTAACCTCCTTTATTAAGCAAAGTTATTTTCTTTATATTACGACACCCTATTAGGCGTGTCATTATTATTTATATAATCATTATTATATAAAATTCAAGTGGCTGTTTCTTTAAAGAGTATACAGCCAAAACTCTAGCGCTTTAGGTTCTTTTTTTAGATGTTGAACCACAGGGACACCCCAAACAAACATCAGCGACACCGCATTTGATTTTTGAAATCTGGTAGCGGCAACCTTTTACGCCTCAACTAGGACTTACGAACAGCCTAGCATATTATATATATCGGCGTAAAACCCTTAATAACCTCTTTGAGCTTTTAATTTCTTCTGCTTCTTAATCCAAGCTCTAGTCATTTCTTTCTTTTTACGATTTCTTTTATCGCAAGGCTTTTCATAATATTGCCTTTGTCTCAACTCTTTAACAATACCTGCTTTCTGTACCTTCTTTTTAAGTACTCGCATTGCTTGTTCCAAGTTGTTATTTCTTACAACGACCGTTATACTCACTTACATTACCTCCTTATCCATAGTAAACTCCTCCGTCAGTACCATTTAAATATGTATCTGGAACCTCGTTAGGTTTGTTATAACTAATTTGTAAATCCCATTTGGCATAAACATCACCACTTGATATAACCTCTTCAACACCTTCGTGTGATAAGAAGTATCTCTTAACAATCTCTTCGCCGATGGTACCTTTCTTACCCATAACATTTGTATCGTTCTTTTTGTTTTTTGAATAAGTTGTATAACCATTATAAGTTCGCCACTTACCATTACCCATATGTCTTAAATGTTCTAGGTCGTCTTTATTCGTTATCTTACCCATTACTTTCAACCAATCTTTAGTTGCCTTATGTCCTATAGGTATATTAAACCAGGGGTCATTGTAACCTTTAGGATATACAATCATACGATTTTGAAAGTGTAAACTTTGTTCTTTAGTTAACCAGTTGTGTAATGCAGGACCACTTGCCCTAACAATCTCACCTTCTCTAGGATGATTTATTGTCTGTGGTAACTTATAATCACCACAACCTAGAAAGTAAACATACCTGACACCAAGTAAACTTTCAACTTGACTACCTTTGGCAGGATGTGCTACGATATCAAAACCGTGGTTTCTAGTGTATCGTAATGTTTGTGTTTTTATACTCACTTTAAATTTCATAATTAACTCCCGTTAAAAGCGTCTACATCAATACCCATATCAGGTTTTTCATTAGACTTGTTTTCACTATCTAATAACAATACTATGTAATGTATCGCCTTAAATAAATCCATTTTATTTCTGCCTGACTTCTTACCATATCTACATAGGTATTTAATCGCATTTGATTGACAGAAATCTTTATCAATATTTAAATGTCTTAACATATCTTGGACTTGAAATCCATCTTTAGTAGATGAATAATGTTGCCCATATGTTTTTTCAATATAACTTTTAATTTCGTCTAGTATTTTATCTTCATTGTATTTCATATAGTCCTCATAGTTAGAGTGTGATAAAAAGGAGAGGCGCCACTACACGCCTCTCCAAGGACCACACTATGGATAGATTTTAAATTAGACAAGGTCTTCCTCGTCTTCTTCGTCCTCACTATCATTGGACTCCATTTGTTGAGCTTTCAAGGCTTCAGCCTTTTGTTCTTCAGCGATACTTTCGGCAGTTGCCCCAGCATCCACTTTAGTGTACAAGTCAACAAAAGAAGCTTTTGTATCGTCATCAAATCTATTCGTACACAATTCAATTGCCTTCATCTTATTACCGAAGATTGAATATGCTTGTACGATATGGACAAGTCTTCTAGTTGATATAATCTCATCAACCCCACCATCAAAGTAGGTTTTTCTGATTACATCAGCCCAAGTTGATAACTTCTCAACATACTTTTCGTCTCTTTTGCCAGCGGCAGCAAGAGTGTTGTTAAGAATTTTCTGCTCTGTTTTTACAGCAGGATATTTCTGTTCAAAGGTTACTGGAAATCTTTCTAGGAACGCTTCGTTCAATATGTTAGTACCGATAAACTTGCCGTCTTCACTACCTTGACCTTTAGTGTTAGCAGTTGCAACAACATTGAAACCTTGAGCAGGTTTAACAAACTTGTTTATCTTTTTAACATAGACACCATTACCTTCTAGGATTGGTTGTAAACACATTATCTTATTAGAAGCAAGGTCAATCTCATCAAGGAGCAATATTGCACCTCTCTCCATTGCCTCAATAACAGGACCATTTTGCCATACGGTCTGACCATCTTTAAGTCTGTAACCGCCGAGTAAATCGTCCTCGTCTGTTTCAATAGTAATGTTTACCCTAATCATTTCTCTCTTACTCTCGGCACAAGCCTGAACAACAGAAAAAGTCTTACCGTTACCAGAAAGACCAGTAATGAATATCGGATAAAATCTTTTTGATTTAACGATACTTCTTACATCTGGATGATTACCAAATGATACGAAGCCATCATCTTTTTGTGGAACGATATCGCCTTGTAAAGATGAAATCACATAAGCAGCTTCTGATACTTTTTCAGAAACAACTTCTTTTTTAGTTTCAACTTTAGGTGAAGAATTTGTATCAGACAATACCTTGTCATTAGATACAGGTTCAACGGCAGGGATACCGTCTAAAGGCAATTTGTATTCGCCTCTACCAACTCTCAATTCAGGATTTCTTACCAACCATTGTGGTTTGAAATTCATTCCAAGAGACTTGGATACTTTCAATAACTCATCATTATTCAAAGTAGGTTTGTTGTACATCTTTTGGGCAGCGTCAACAAACTCTTTTTGTTTAGTGTTCAAAGTTAACATAATGTAGTTCTCCTTTTTTTAGTTTATGTATATATGCTACCATATTTTGATACATATGTCAAGCAAAAAATGAGCATTTTTTCAACTTTTTTTGTCATATATATCAACGCTTTTTGCATATACTAGGCGACCTGTCTGATAAATTTGTTTAGTAATACTCTGGAAACGGTTCTTTGTTTCATTGATTTACTAAACACTCTTCTAATATCGCCTTTTTTAGCGTCTTCTTTTAACTCATCAAGGTTGGCATTTTGTACTACCATATCTTTACCATTGATTAGATAAAATTCGTTATACCCATATGCTTCAACTGAAGCAGCTTTGTGTTTATTATATTCTTGTCTGACCTTCATTTTAATTTGGTCTTGTAAATCCCAAGTCAATTTTTGTTGTCTTTGAGATAAAGCGTATCTATCAAACTCCCATCTTCTAGCAGACTTTAGAATAAAGAAACCGATAGTAGTAATACCAAACTTCTTTTTAAGTCCTTGTAGTAATAAACCGGTTGTACCGCCTTGACTTTTAATTTCTTTACCTTTAGATAATTTTAAGATACCTTGCGAACCATAACCTCTTTCAGGCAATTCTACTAGTCTACCATCAACGGTTGCAAAGTTTCCTTTATTGTTATTATTACTATGACCATCTGTCAAAGTAATTAAAGAAAGTTTTGACACTTGATACTTTGTTTTAAACAAAGGAATTACTTTATACATAGTAGCAAGTGCCTCGTTCAAAGGAGTAGAAGAAAGATGAAACTCACTAGGCGGATATAATCTCTCAATATATTCACCATCAAATCTTCTTCTATATGAATAATGGTCATTATAATACTTACCATAAGCATATAAGTAAAATAATGATTGGTCTAATTTTTGTTTTTTCAAAGTATGATTAGCAATCTCAACTAGATTGTATGCTTCAAATCTACTATCACCTGCTTTGAAATTATAACAAGATTTCTTATTCTCTTTGGCGTCAAATCTTCTCTCATTCCAAGTGGCGTCTGATATTCTATCTGAAAAGAAATATACTTTGAAAGGTATATTAATTTGTTTACAGAACCAAACTAATTGTAATAACTGGTCAACCGTCTTGCCAATACAATTTGACATACTACCTGACCAATCAAGTAATAAAATCATTCCGTGGTTTTTAGCGTCAGGTATAACTGATAGTCTTTTAAATATGTCTTCTGATATTTTGTATTTGTGTAATTTAAGTGGGTCAATAATTCCAGTCTTGTCAGTAGTCTGCCTCTTGTAACCTTCAGCAGATTTCTTCATTTCAAACTCTTTAACAAGGTATGAAATAGTTGCCTTACTATCTCTTTTGAATTTTTTGTATTCTTCAAAGTTAGATTGAATATGTACTTTACTATGGTGTTGGTTCATATAATCATTATTAACTTGTAACCAATTCTTGTTAGAGTAAATAATGTTATCTAAATTGGCGTCTGGTATTTGAAAGTAATTGTAACCTCTACTTTCACTATCTACATATCTCTTCTGAATTGAATTGTCAATATTGTTTTGAGTAATAGATTTCATAGGCATATTAATCTTAACATCTTTACCACCGGCACCGTCAGGATTACCAGTTTGATTTTTTATGCTTTCAGATTTATCTTTTTCTTTTCCGTCTTCACTCTCTTTTGAACCGTCGCCGTTTTCGTTTGAGGCGTCTTCTGATTTAACAGGTTCGTTTTGACTATCGGATTCACTCTTCTCTTGTTCGTTATTCTGGTCAGATGATTGAGAAGTTGAATTTGATTGTGAATTATCATTGTCGTCCTCTTCTGATTTTTCTTGTTCACCATACATCTTTGTTAGTGGGTGACTATCAAAGTCTGGTAACTTTTTAAGATTTTCATTTTGTTTCTTCTGCCAATCAGATAATTTTTTTGCAGCCTCAACAACATCAGCAAATGTTTTACAACTATCTACTAGGTCTACAAATAACTTATCTTCGTTAGAGAAGTTAATCTCATCTAATTGTTTTGAAGATTTAAAGTATAAGTTGATTTTATCAATCAACATCAATTCTGTATTTAAGTTCTTATTTCTAACATTGAAGAAATCATCATTCCAAAGAATATTGAAACCATCTTTATAATCTTGTACAACACCAGGATATTTCTTTTGAATTAATTTGTCAATTCTAACATCTTCAATTACATTTATATAGTCTTTAATTTCTAATAGACCTTCATCTAAACATTTTTTCCACTCATCAGCAGGAGTATGTAAAGCGTGTGAAACTTCGTGTGCAATTAACATATCGTAAACAGCACCTTTAGGATTTTTGAAAACTGGAATAGTAAGTACCCTGTCTTCTAAATTAAAAGAAGCAGTCTGTACATTGTTATGTTGAATAGTAATATTTTCTGTAGCAAGTAATTTTGCTAGTTGTGATTTGGAATCAATGTTGATGTTCATAGTGTTGTGTCCTTTTTTAATCATTTATATACATACGCTACCATACTTTTAAACATATGTCAAGCAAAAAATGAGCATTTTTTAACTTTTTTTTAGCGTTGATTTATAAGGGTTTTATATAATATAGTCTTATTGACCCTTAAATCGTAGGTTTTCGGCGGGTCTGGAGGGCGCTGGAGGGCGATTGTGAGTGTCCCACGATAGATTGTATCTAGGGATTTTAGGGTTTTCTGAATATAAACACAGGCTCATATTTCGCACCACTCTCCTGACTACTCAACTGCAACTTGTATGTATCAGTATGTTCAAAACCTTCTTCAACTGCTAGTCTTACGGTGTCGTCTTCAAATGTCTTATGTGATTTAATGTTCGCTACATTAAGACCCATATACTTACCTGACTTCAAACCGACTTTAACATTTTGTATAGTCTTTCGTAAGAAGCCTTCGTTCCAGTCTTCGTTAGTAGAAAACTGATTAAATGATTGTGCCTCGTCTTCTGAATATTGTTCCCAATTAAAATATGGTGGACTTGTAAATGCGAAATCTAAACTATTCGCTTTAGGTACAAATGTTTCACTACCTTGTTTATTTAAGAAGTAATGATTATCTGGATTAGCGTGGTCTTCTTTAATCTCTTTTAAACCTTTAAATGTTAGTGTCGCTGGGTCAGTACCTACATAATTAACACCTGATATAATCGCACCTAATATACGACCACCATAACCCATAGACATATCCCAGACTAGTTCGCCTGGTTTCATAAAGTTTTGATATAAACAAGCAGCTGCTGTAGGTCTAAAGTTAGATACACATTGAGTTCCTGTATATCTTCTTAATAGACTTCTCATTGTGCTTTCTGCTTTGTGTTTACTTTCGGCAGAAGAATATGTCTCTTCGCCATATAGATTATATGCAATAGGTTTTAAATCGTCTACTTTGTATTTGCCAAAGAAAGAACCAGTTAATAGTTTTCTGATACCTTTCTTAAAGTGTTCTTCACTCTCAAATATCTCCATAGGTGTCTTCATCTTACCACATCTAATACCAAAACTATGTGGCATATAAGACCACGCCAATGATAAACCTTCTTGGTGTGGTTTAATAACTTTATCTTTAGTCAATAGATTTTTGCAATCAACTGCTCTTAACTTAGCCATCTTCTCTTGTCGCCAAGTTTTATCTGTACTATAATAAGGAAAACCTTTTGTTTGCCAGAAAGTATAAACTTCGTCTATGTTCTTTTCTAGTTCAGTTTCATCAACCTTCTCGCCTTTTAGATTACCTTTACTAGTGATTAAGTCTTCACCTTGTATATCTACAAAAGCTGCTAAACTAGCACTACCTTTTATGTCTGTTAACTTTTTCATTATTCCTCGTCTGGTCTAAACTTCGCTCTCATCTTTAATAATTTAGGTAAGTATACTACAACGAATACTATAATCCAGAAACCTAATACTAATCCTAGAAAGAACCATCTGTATTCTGAAAATATAATACCTATTGAAACAAACGATACCCATACTATATCCATTGCACTATGAAATATCTGCCACTTCTTGCCATATTTCTTAATTAGTTTTTCTCTTTTCTTTGCCATCTTTTTAGATAGATGACGCAATATAACAAAGCCTTCATTTAAGACCATTGTCAAATAACCTAATATAAAAATTAATGTAATCATTGTCCTTGACTATCTGCCTTTCCTGTACCTCTACTATTTGTTGGTACTTTATCAGAATAGGTAACCGTGTTGCCGTCTCTTGCCTCTTGTTTTCTTATACTTGTTAAGTCAGGCATAGGTGCTGTTCCTTTATCTTTGCCACTTTCTACTTCGTATTTGTTAAATCTAGGTTTCTTTGATTTATCTAAACTACCTACATCTAAAGGATAACCAGGTCTGCATTTAGTAACCTTGCCACCTCTTTTTAAAAACTCTTCTATTGTTTCTTTCTTCATAGATATTTCTTTTTGTACCAACTATAAAATTTCTTATCATTAAAGTATTGTGCAATATGATTAGCAGGCACTTGGTCACTTCTAATACAATCTGCGATATCCTGATAATCTGTAATATCAACTTTAATTTGTTTGTCTTGTTTTATTTTACTTAATGCCATTAATGTTCTTTTTCCGTTTTCGCTCTTGTAATATTCTGCCATAATTAGGCCAACCGAAATCATCAGGATGCTCGTCTGTATATCTCCAACGAATAACTCCTGTACTTGGGTTCCTCTCGTATATCTTTTGTCTTACTTGTTTTGTTCTTTTCGCCATTTATTATATCCTTCTAACCACTCTTCTTGTGGAGTATCTTTCGCTTCTCTTGCTTTGTCTTCATACTTCAATATTAAATTTGATAGTTGTTGAAATGGATAGTTTCTAGCAACCATATCGTTTCTGTGCTTTTTCAAGTCTTCTAATAATTCTTCAAATAACATAATACTCATACGCTATCATACTTTCCCGAACCTGTCAAGCAGGTCTAATCTTTTAAAGTACGATTTCTCATATACCTCTTTATCTAGTTCAATACCTATATATTGTCTTCTCATTTCTTTTGCAATCCAAGGCACAACACCTGAACCTGCAAATGGGTCAGATACTATATCTTGTTCTTTTGATAGGTATTCTATTATTAATTTAATGAAGTTGTCGTTCCACACATATAGGTTGAAAGGACCTTTTACATTACCTAGTCTTTTCGTATCATACACTAATATGTTCTTTAACCAATCACCACTTCTTTTGATTGTGCCTTTCTTTGTAAATACTAAACAATGTTGATAATTGAAATAGTACATATCTCTTTTATCTACTGGATAGTTTCTGACCATTATCTTATAGTCTTTTAGACAATATCCGTTTCTTAACATTGCATTGTAATATGTAATATGATTAGGTAGTATCTCACCATTTATCTTTCTATCTGTTTGTGATATAACTACGAAACCATCATCTTTAGTTGTTCTCGCCATTTCATCACACGCTTGATTTTGTAATACTTGATACTTCTTAACATCTTTACCATAAGGCGTTTGTGATATATCTGGTAAACTAGTAAATGTTAAGTTAACACTCTGGTCTGGCATTTGTTTAAATACATCAAAGGCGTCTCCGTGTATAAACTGATTAATTATATTCTTCATATTCTTTCCACTTCTTTCTCATTTTTACATATGTCAAGTCATTACAAACTCTATCTCTTATATTCTTAAATATTCTAGCACTCTTTGCCTTATCACTATACAATGCGTCTTTCTCTTGTGGTAATACTTTACCATTACTATCATACTTTCTTCCGTCTTTATGATTAGCGTATCTTCTCGCTCTAGTGAAACCCATTTCTAAAAACTTTCTACACATATCCATACCGACAAAATCATCTTTCAATCTGTAATCACAATACAAATCATATATCTTGTTCGCTGATTGTGTTGCAATATCTGGTGTTTTAAATCTCCAGTATTTACATATATC